CAGGAACGGATAGAAGGTGACGCGCAGGCCTCGGGCTTTCATTTCCCGGATCGCTTGCACCACCGTGAAATCCGCTGGCGTGCCGCCAAAGTTCGGTCGATCCTGATCGTCGCGACTGACCAGATGCGCGGCAGAGCGGATCACGCCATTTACCGACCAGACCTGCGGCGTCGTGTTTTTGGCGGCCAGTTCGACCTTGGGCCGGATCCGGCAGTGCCCTGCGCGCAGATCATCGCCGAACCAGGATACCACCAGGCTGACGCTTTCGATGTTCGGCGCGGACGCCTGCAGCCGGTCAAGCGCCACCACCATGTCTGGCACATCGGCCCGGGCGTTCAGATTCTCGGCCTGCGTCGCCCCGCTGCCGCCCTTGCGGATCGCGCCCGTGGCATAGGCAAACTCGCCGGAGGCCGGGATCATCGTGACCGCGCGGGTCAGGCCTTCGGCGGTGTCGGGGTCGGCAAGCGGACGGAACACCTCAAAGGAGAGCTGCGGCAGACGGTTTCCGAAATTCGCGAGCGCCAGTTCCTCAAAGACGACATAGGCGGTGCCGCGATAGGCGGGCGTGCTGGCTGTGCCCATTTTCTCAGCAATGAACGGATCCGGGGATTGCGCTTCATCGCCCGGATACCAGCGCCAGGTCACGCCGGAGAGGTCCATCGGCTTGCCGTCGGCCCAGATGCGGCCGATGCCGGTGATCGGCCCCTCGCAGAGCGCCACGGCGAAGGACGAATAGTAAAGATATTCAGTCGTCTTGACCTTGCCACCACCCCCGCCTCCCTTGCCGCCGCCCTGCGTGGTGGTGTTCGTCTCCTCACGAAAATCCGTGGCCCAGATGATGTTGCCACCGATCCGCATCCGGCCATAGAGGCGTGGGATCACCGCACCTTCGGTGGCCGAGGTGATGCGCAGATTGTCCATCCGCGCCCCTTCGATGCGCTGGGTCGGCGCGAGTGACGAGACGATCCAACTGTCGACCACCGACCCGATGGTGGAGCCGATATAGCCGCCGATGGTGGCGGCACTGACGCCGAGGATCGCGCCGCCAATGCTACCGCCAATGGCGGCACCTGCGGCACCGAGAACAAGGGTGGCCATGTTTAAATCTCAGCGTTGGGGAAACAGAAAGGCAAAGGCGATGCGCCGCCGCCAGGAGGCGGTGAGAGGCTCCTCGATCACGCCGAGGCGCTCATAGGCGTGGAGGAAACTGCCCGGGCCCGTGAGGATCCCGACATGCTTGGCGATGGCGCGAGGCGTCATGCGGAACAGGACCAGCGCACCGGGAGCAGCTGCGGCCGGTTCCACTTCGATCATCATGCGCCGTGCGCCCTCTGCCAGCACCTCGCGCGGGCCGGTCTCGCCCCAATCCCGGCTGTAGGGTGGGATCGGGAACGGCTCGGGGCCAACCATCTCGCGCCAGACGCCCCGCGCCAGCCCGAGGCAGTCGCAGCCGACGCCCCGCAGGCTGGCCTGATCGTGATACGGCGTCCCGAGCCAGGATCGCGCGATGGCGATGACACGCGTGGGGTTGGCACCGGAAACGGCATTACTCACAGCACACCACCCTCGTGCCCACCATCCTTCGTGGCGTAGCGCAGCACGGCATCCTGGCCGGGGATGTGCGGGAAGCCACGAAAGTTGATGGTATTTGTGAACTTCGCGGCGCAGGTCTCGATGCGCTTGTCGCAGCCCGCGCGGATGTTGAACGTATCAGCCTCGGTGATGGCGCGTACGGGCGCTTCGAGAAGTGTCAGCACCGCGATGCCGTCTGTAACGTCATGCGCGATGATTTCAGCCAGTCGCCCGGCATTGACCCCGCTGGTCCATTCGACCGTGCCGAATGTGAACCAGCCGGAGGCGAAGCCGCCGAGGCCCGAGGCGGTGAAGGCGCGGTCGCGCAAGAGATCGAGGACGGTGCCCGGGCCTTTAAAGGCCGGATCATCAAGATCAACTCCGCAGCGCGCATCCCCAAGTGCCGCATCGCAGGTCGCCTGAAACGTTCGTCCCACCGTCTGGCCGAGGACATGGGCAAGCGAGCGCACTTCGGCCACGAAGGCCAGACGCCCGCGCCGAATTTGTCCAATGGCCCCACGGCGCATCAGCACCCGTTGTGCGGGATCCGCCCAGTTCACGCGCCAAACCTCGACTTCTGCATTGTCCCAGCGGCCATCGAGAATGTCGGTCTCGGTAATCCGGTCCGAGGTCAGCACGCCTTCGGCATCCTGCGCATCGACCGACAGGTCGGAGCCCGAACGGACCTCGGAGGCCGTGAGCCCGCTTTCCGGCTCGAAATCGGTGCGGTCGAAGCTCAGCGTCACGTCATGATCGGTGAAGCCGAAGCTTACGCCGTCTGCGCGGGCAATCCGCCAGCACCAAGAGAGCGTCGTCGTGCCCTCGTCGAGATGAGTCTGCAGGTCAGGGTTCATATTTTTCATCTACGGATCTCCAGAAGCGGAATTGACGTGATCGAGCCCAGTCGTTCGAGGTCGTGCGTCACATCGAGCGCGTCGCTGTCAAAGCGGACCGGCACGTCGAATTCGAACCCTGCGGTGATCGCGACGCCAGCGCCGGGCGCGGAGCTAAAGGTGACGAGGCCAGTGGTCGTATCGACCGACCAGCCGGAGGGCTGCTCCACCCCGCAAAGCGCAATCCGCACGGTTCCCACCACTGGCTTGGCGATGGCGCGCGTCCAGGATTGCGCGCCTGAGACATACCCCTTTACCAGTTGGAACGCGGTCACCGCACCATCTCCGGTGCCAATCGCCTGATCGGTCGGCGATGGCGTGCCCGAGGGCAGGCAGGACTTGTGGTCGCCCCAGTCCTTGAACCGGAAGCCATGCAGGCGGCCGTTCCGCGCCTCGAAAAATGCCACGACCGCCGCCAGATCGTCAGCGCGACGGATGCCATAGGCGACATCATACCGGCGGCGCGAGTTTGCCCAGCTGGCGTTGCGCTCCTCATCGCCGCTGGCCAGTTCGACGATCTGGGTGCGGCGTTCCGGCCCGCCGCGTGCGCCCCGGCTGATATTGTCGGGGAACCGGACCTCGTGAAACGCCATCACATGCCCCTCCGCCCGAGCGACACCGCGCGGGCGATGTCGGCTGCGACCTGCGTGCGCGATTGCCGGAAGCTCTCGGCGTCGCGCGCCATGATGGTGACGTTGACATTGCCGCCAGCGCCGTAGCTTTGTGCCTCGCGCCGCGACAGCACCCGCTCGCCGCGCTGCAGGATTGCCGGGACTTCGTCATGGCGCAGACCGGCGACGCCACCGGAATGCATGCGTGGGGCGGCTGCAAACGCCATGGCCGGGACCATCCGCGAGGGTCCAGTCGCCCCGACCATACCGCCCGCATGCAGGATGTTCGCGAAGATCCCGCCAGCGCCGCCAACGCCGCCGAGTGCGCCCGAGAGCGCGTTGGCGATCGGCCCGAGGATGAACTTGCGCGCCCCGAGCTTTGCGAGATCAGCAATCAGCGAGGTGACCAGATCGCCAAACTTCAGCTTGCCGGTCTTCACGAACTCGCCAACTGCGTTTTCGGCCGACTGGAACGCGCTGACGAGGCTCTGGCCAATGTCCCCGCCGATATCGCGGGCCTTGCTCGCATAATCTGACAGCGCGGTGGTGACCGCCTGCCAGCCCGAAACGGCGGCCTCGGTATCGGGTTTGGCCGCAGCGACCGCAGCCCCTGCAGCAGTTCCTACATCCGTCGCCGCCCGCCCGGCAGCATTGAGCGTGGTCTCAAACCGCTTCGCCGCAGCGGTGGCTTCATCCAGCGCGTCGCTGCCGGTCTCATCGCCGCCCGACATGGCGTCGCCCAGTGCCTGCAAGGCCGGGCCTACCCCGTCAAATGCCCCGGCGCGGGTTGCCGCCGCACGCTCGCGGTAGCTATCGGCCCTGTGCCCGGCGTTACTGGCGGCGTGCTCCAGCATCGAAGCATAGGACATGGCCCCAAACCAATCGATCCGGCTGTCGACACCGATCTCCTCGGCCACGGCATTGAAGGTGGGGCCGATCTTCCCGAGAAAATCCGCCCATTTGGTCGAGAGGAACGCCATCAGCCGGGTCCAGATGCGCTCGATATCAGCGCCCAGTGCTCGAAAATCATCCGCGAAGGATCCGGCGGTGGCCTTGATACCGTCCCAGACGGCCTTGGCAACATCGCCCATCAGCCCCATCGCGGCCCCAAAGCCACCTGCGCCCGCAACAAGTTTCGTGAACTGATAGACCAGCTCGCCCGCGCCAACGATCAGCGCCCCGATGCCGGTGCGGATCAGAGCACCCCGCAGCAGGACAAGCGCCGTGGCCAGACCGCGCACGGAGAGTGCAGCAACCGCCATCCCCGCAACCCAGCGCCCGGCGAGAAAACCCACAAAGGTGGCGGCGTAGGTGGTCAGGCGGCCAATGTTGTCGAACAGGCCACGAATGGCGATGCCCAGCGGCCCGGTGCGGCTCGCGATTGCTGCCATGGCGTCAGCCACGGCTTCCAGCGCAGGTGCTGCAGCGACCGCCAGCTGGTTCGACAGCCCGCGCCAGATCAGCCCGAGCCGCGAGATTGCGTCATTGGTGCGTTCGATCTGGTCGGCGTCCTGTTCAGAGACGACCACACCGAAGGCCAGAACATCCTCCGTCGCCTGTCGCAGCGTCGCGGTGTCGATCCGCGACATGGCGATGGAGCCTTCCTCGCCAAAAAGCTGTCCTGCGACGGCCGCGCGTTCGGCGGTGGGCACAAAGTTCTCGATGGCCGCATTGATCGCACCCACACGCTGGTCCAGCGGTAGCGCAATCAGGTCGGACGCAGACAGCCCCAGCCGGTCCAGCGCATCAGCGGCTGGGCCGGTCCCGGCGGCCGCCTGGCTGAGCCGTCGCGTCAGATCCTTCGTCGCCTGTTCGATGCCGGAGATGGAGACGCCCGCGAGTTCACCCGCGCGCTCCAGCGTCTGGATTGAGGCGACCGTCGTGCCGAGCGATTGTGCCAGCTTGGCCTGCGCGTCGACAGTCTGCAAACCCGAGCGGACCATCGCCACGCCAGCAGCAGCGGCGGCGACAACAGCGGCGGCCGCCGCGACCTTCACCCGACGCGAGAAGGCCGCCATTCGGGCATTCGCCGCTTCCATCTCGCGTGACAAACGCCCGAAACCACGCGATCCGGCCTCGCCGACGCCTTCCAGCTCGGCGCGCACCTGTCGCCCGCCCACCGCTGCAAGGCGGACGCTGACACGTTTTTCAGCCATGGGAATGTTCCATCTGTTCGTTGAGTTTGGCGACCATCACTGCCTCGATCACGGGCAGCAGTTCGGCCATTGCGACGGGCGGGATGCCCAGCGCATCACCGAGTGAAAGTGCGGCCGACATATCCCAGCCGATCACCGCGCCGGGCAGCACGCGCAGCTGACCGCCGAGGCGGCCGATCAGGTCCCAGACCTGCCAGCCTTCAAAGGTGGTGGGTCGGTTCAGCCGCGCCGGGCAGTCTTCGCAGGTCGCTTGGCACGCGTCGCAGTAGCGCTCGCCCCCGCCGAAGGACCATTCGGCGAGGACGCGGAGACGTTTTTTTCCTGTTCCAGCAGCAAGCCCTTTGAGACGTAGGTCAATTGGAACGCTTCGAAGATCGGCCAGATGTCGAGAAGCGCATCGACAGCGTCGGGATTGGGGTCGATTGGATTGCCGTCCGCATCACCAATACCCTCCCATGCAAGCACAGCCCTCCGCGCCAGCGCTTTTGCGAAGGCGACGGCGCGTTCTTCGTCGGAAGCGTCCTCGGGAATCGCTTCCACGCCGGGGTCGCTCCGCGTCGCCACCATCAGCGCCGTCGTCAGCGGGCGCAGCTGCACCCGCGCGCCCGGTGCGAGATCATGCCAGCGCGGCTGGTTCGTCAAATCGAGCGTCAGCATCAATATACCTCAATATCATTGATCAGGGTTGCGGTGCACATCCGACCAACCACGCTGTCGCGGGCTGCCTGCCAATCGAAGGTGGCCTGAACGCCCTGCGGCCCGGAAATCTCGATCCGGGGGCGCGGCAGATAAACGGCGTGCACCGTGAAGGTGAAACTCTCGCCAGACGGCAAGACGTAGGCGAACTCGATCTCACAGGGATCGCCGTTGATCGCTTGTGTCACCAGCGTTTGATCGGCGAAGCGCACCTCGATGGAGCCGGTCAGAGCCGCAATGGACGGGTCAGCGCCGTCGATGCGGCCGTCCGAGCGGATGGTCTCGATCCGGTCGAGATTGTTGGCGTAGGTGATGTCGGCTGAAACGACATTGCCGAGGGCTGCGCCGTTGCGCGTAATCGCCCCGTTGAAATGGCCAAAACGCTGCAATTCCAGCGCGGCGGGTGTGCCTGCGCTGGTCGTCGTGCCCACCGTCTCGCCTTGCGCCACGAGCCGGGCTGTCGCAGTCAGCAGGCCAGATCGCTGCATTTGCCAGTTGATCTGGTCGAGCACGCAGCCGGAATACATCGCAAAACGCGGCACCTCGGGCATGCCGGTTTCAATTGACATACTGGGCAGCGTCCAGGCACCCGACTGGAAATCATGCGTCCAGGGGCCGGTGCCAGTCGTGGTCGGATCACCGAATGCCGCCTTCAGCCAGAACCCGAAGGCCTCGGCGTCCAGCGGCACCACAACATCGCCATCCGCCGTCACCGCATCCTTGATCGGCGCCAGCGGATCCCGGCCATAGCCCAGCAGTTCCGAGCTCAGCAGCGGCTGCTCCGCGCCAAGCGAGGTGCTGGCGAAGGGCATTTTCGTGAAACTGCCCACCGGCGGCGTTCCATAGGTCGTCTCGAACGCAAGCGCCATCTGCGCCCGCGCCCCTTGGGCTCTTGCCATGGGGGTTTCTCCTGTATGTTGAAGCGTATGATCCCCGGAAGGGGCCGAAACTCAAAAGGGCAGATCATCAATGACGGACGAAAAGTCTCCCGCCGCCGGATCCGGTGGTCGCTCGCATCTTGGTGCAGGTTCGCGCATCACTGGCGAGTTGCATTTTCCTGGCACCGTCGAGTTGCCCGGTTACGTCAAGGGACGCGTGGAAGCGTCCGCGATCGTCATCGAGGAAGCAGGCGAGGTCGAAGGCGAACTCCACGCCGCCAGCATCACCATCAAGGGCCGCTTCGATGGCCAGGTCATGGGCGGCAAGGTAAGGCTGCACGCAAGCGCGCGTGTGATGGGCGAAATCACCTATGAGAGCCTGAGCATCGAGAGTGGTGCGCAGGTTGAGGGGAAGTTCACGCTCCGACCATATGCCAAAGACACGAAGCCGGATGATCAGGCCAGTGGGTCGGCCGTGTAATAATGTAGCACCACCGGGATCACCGCAGCTTTCATGCTGGCCGCGCCCTCGATGGGCAGATCGACCGGACGGGGTGCCTCGGCTTCGACCCAGTCACAGAGCCCGCCAAGCGTGCGATCGGCAACAATCGCCGCGCCGATGCTGGCGGTCAGCGTGTCAAAGGCCGCGTCCCGGTCGGTGCCCTGCACGACTGCCTCAATCTCGGCGCGGTGCTGGTAATGGTAGCGCAGTGGCGACAGCGTGACGTCGGGCTCACCCGGCTCGCCATCCCGGAGGATCAGCAGGCCAACGGCGGGCACGCGCTCGGGCAGCACATCACCGCGCAGTGCGGTGGCGGGCAGCGTCGAAAGCCCCGCGTGCAGGGCGGTGAGGATGGTTTCGCGGAGGGTGGGCATGATCTTGTGTTCTCTTACAGATGCAGCGAGCGCCAAGCTGAAGCCAAAAACTCCATTCTTCCCGCAGAGCGTCTCAACTTGGCAAGATATCGAAATTAATCACAGACAATGCAGCTTCGGAATTCAAGCCTGTATCGTCTGCGCGCTGGAAGCCAGATCAAGCATGGCGACAACTGGCACTGAGCAGAGCGCATTGATAGAACTGTTGGATCAAATCATTTATCAATCGGCGCCCAAAGCAAGAAGGCCCATCATCTATGCCTGAGAACACAGATCCCTCGGCCTTTTGGAATCGTGTCGCACGCCGCTATGCGGGCATGTCGGTACGTAATCCTTCGGCCTACGAGACCACGCTTGATCGTGTCCGTGCACATCTTGAATCAACAGACCGTGTGCTGGAATTGGGCTGCGGTACGGGATCGACCGGAATACGCCTTGCGCCGTCAGTCGGGCAATATATCGCCACTGACTACTCCGCTGAGATGATCGCCGTCGCCCGTGAGAAGCAGGCTGAGGCCAAAATCCAAAATCTGGACCTCCGCATTGCGCAAGTCGGCGACGCGTCCTTGCCTGAAGGACCATTCGATGTCGTCCTTGCCTTTAATGTCCTCCATCTCCTCTCTGACCGGCGCGTCGCGCTTGAAGACGTCTCGCGCCGATTGCGTCCCGGTGGCCTCTTCATCTCCAAGACCCCATGTCTCGGCGGTGGCTACCGTATATTGCAGCCTATAGTAGCGGCTCTGCATTTCTTTGGAAAAGCGCCGAAGTTACGGTTCTTGACGCCAGCGTCGCTGGAGCGAGAGATTGCCGATATAGGCTTCGAAATCTGGGAGCACGGTGACTACCCGGCACGTCCGCCCAGTCGGTTCATATTGGCGGCGAAAGGCTGAAACGTCTACCAGAGCGTCATTTTCCAAATCGGCCGTCCACCCAGTTCGCCACGATCAACCCCGGCACGCTGTCTAAAGCCCGCTCTGCGTCGCGGTCGAGGTTCAGCCGCTTCGGCAGCTTGACCTGCGGCACCAGGAGAAAGATCGGCACGGTTGCCACGCCGCGCCCGGTCTTGGATCTGGACGCCACGGCCCGGCCTTTGGTGTTCAACCGACCCTCGGCCACGAGCAGGCTTGGCCCCCTCCGACGATAGACAAACCGCAGACGCAGACCGGTGCGGCGCTCCCACTCAAGGGGTGTAATGCGCCCGCCTTTGCGGCTTTTCCCGGCAGCTGGCGTCGGGATCGCAAGCCAGAAACCATCCCGCGACCGGATCAGCGGCCCGGTGTCATGCGCGCTGATGATCACCGGGGCCTTGGACCAGACCAGCGCGGCGGCATCGAGGCTTTCGCCCGACCTCGGGAAGTTCTGGTTGCGGATCGAGTTCGCCAGCCGCCGCCCGAGCCCCGCACGGGTGATTTGTCCCCGCCAGTCGGATTTAAGCCCGGTTCCGGCCTCGCGCATCGCGGCGCTGACAGCTCTTTCCCCGGATTTGATTTCCGCTGCCATCATCGCCACGATGTCCGGATCAATGTCGAGTTTCAGCTTCATGATGGCCGCAGATCCAACGTCCAGATGAGGCGGTCGCTGTCACGCACAGGCTCTCCCTGGATCGTGAAACTGTCAGTGCCGATCACGATCAGATCGCCCGGGCGCGGATCGGCCAGGTCGGAGACGCGTACATCCAGCACCATCGTGTCACTCATGAGCCGCGCAGCGCCGAACTCGGTGATACGATCCGGGGCGCGACGGATCACCCGGATCGTGCGTTCCTCCGACGTGGTGCCTGAGATCCACAATGCGACCACCGCCATGGACGGGTTGGCGAAGATCCGATCCATGGCGGCGGCAAAGACAGTCATGGTGCGTCAGTTCGAGGTGTGCAGGCGAATCGCGATACGCGGCCGCTTGTTAACCGGCAGGATCGAGGCCTCCGTCATCAGATCGATCCAGCGGCCTTTCTCGTCGAGATGCTGGCGGGCGTAGAGCGGCAGGCCCATGGTGTTGGCCGCCTCCAGCAGGTTGGCCGGGCCGCCATAAGTGGTGAAGGTGTCCATGGTGCCGAGTGGAAACGCGATGCCTTCGCTGGCCGGAACCAGCCGTTCGCTGGCGTTGGTCGAAAGCGTGACGGTGCCCGAATATTCCTCAAACACGATGCCTGCGAAGGGGAAGTTGCGGCGCATGTCCTCCCGCAGGGGCTGGGCTCCGGTGGCCGCATAGAACTTGTAGGCCTCCTCGGTTTTCGGGTGCGAGATCAGCTTGTCGAAGAACTCGCGGCTGACGAGGGCATGGACCGAGGACATTGCCTCACCCAGAAGGTTGTCTTCCACCGCGCGCAGCACCTCGCGGACCTTGCCCTGAACATTGGTGCCCGCTGTGCCGAGCAGGAAGTCCACCGAGATTTGTGCCAAGCCGAACTCGGTGAAGTAGTTGTAGAGGGTGGTCCCGGCCCCATCTTTCACGATGCCGCGCAGCGCGTTCATCTCCATGTATTCGCGGGTCTGGGCGTGCTTGCGGCGCATCAGCATTAGCTTGCGGTTCATCACCTCAACCAGCGGATCGGCACCATCGAACACGCCCAGCGCCGGACTTCCCTGAATGTCGCCGGGCAGGATCACGTCATCATGCGGAATCCACGGTAGGGCAAAGCTGCGCATGGCACGCCCCTCGCGGGTGCCAACCGTGGCGGGCCCGCCGAGCGGGACCGAGGGCAGCAGGTTCAGCACGCCCTCATATTGCTCAATGATCACCGAACGCTGGCTGACGCCTTCGAAGCGGAAGAGGCCGATCTGACCAAGGCGGGTGTAGAGGTTGGGCAGGATATTGATGGCCTGCGTCATTTCGGCCAGCGAATAGCCGCCAGCGTCAAACGGGTTGCGGACAAGGGTCATGGGGGGCTCCGAGGGAATGAAGGATGGATGGGGATGCGCTGGGCTGGTTCGGGATCAGACGCCGTCGCGGGCAATGATGCCGACAGCGGCGAGCTGGCCAATCTTGGTGGTGATCTTCGCGCTGTCATCGACGGTGCCGTCGTAAGCGAGGCCTGCCCGCGACACGATCGAGGGCCCGCGTGCGATCACAATGCCGCTGGCATCAGCGAGCGTGGCATCGACGGCGTAGAGCAAGACGGCGCTGGCGGTCTGCGCACCATCTGTGCCACCACTGGTCGACAGCTTGTATTTGCCGCTGGCGGTGATTTTTCCGAGCACCGAGCCGACCGGATAGGGCATGCCTTGCAGCAGCGTGACCACTTCGCGGGTATAGTTCGGGTTGACCTCATATTTGAGGACATCGCCCATGCTGGGCGGTTCTGTCAGGACTGGCATTGGTCAGTCTCCATGTTTTGGGGGTGGGGCTGCGTTCAGCGCGAGGCTGTGGCGGCCTTCTTTGCGGCGGCGATAATCGGGCTGTCCTTGGCGGCGGCCGCCGCCGGGGCCGTGGCGATGATGCCTGCCGCATCGCCGCGCGAGGCGAGATCGGCCAGCACGCGGGCGCGCAGGGCTTCGGGTTTCAGCCCGCGCGCAACGGCGTCGGCGGCGTCGATGTCCACACCCAGCCGGGCGGCCTGCGCGCAGACCTGTGCCACCTCGGCCGCTTCGGCCCGGATGGCGTCGGCGCTCATAGTGGCTGGGTCGGGCGTGAGCGCGGGTGCGGCGGCTTCAACGGGCGGTTCGGGAGCAACCTCGGTGGCTGGGGTGGCGGCCGAGGCCGGATTCTGGGTGTCGGTGGAGTCGGTGGTCATCTGTGGACCCTTTCTGCTGGTGGGATTGATGCCCCCTGGGGCGGCGGCGAAGGCGCGGAAGGCGGTGACAGGATCAGCAAGCTCGTCGGCCAGACCAGCGGCAATGGCATCAGCGCCGCGGAACACGGCAGCCTCTGTTGCCAGCGCCGCCGCATGGCTGAGACGATCCCCGCGCCCGGCGGCAACGGTTTCGGCAAATAGGAAGCGCACGACCTCCAGCTCGCGCTGCATCTGGTCGTGCACCGCCTCCGGCAGTGGCTGGTAGGGATTGGCGTCGATCTTGTGGATTCCGGCATGGATCAGCGTGACGGCGATGCCCTTCTGGTCCAGCGCCCCGCTCATGTCGGTGTGCAGCGCCACGACCCCGATGCTGCCAACTGCCCCGGTGCGCGGCAGGATGATCCGGTCGGCCTGGGAGGCCAGAACGTAACCGGCGGACAGCGCATGTTCCGCCACGAAGGCCTGCACCGGCTTTTGCGCGCGTGCCGACCGGATGCGGTCGGCCAGATCGAAGGCCCCCGCGACCTCACCGCCGAAGCTGTCGATGTCGAGGGCAATGCCCCGCACCGCAGGGTCGGCCGATGCCGCCTGCAATTGCGCGGCGATCCCCTCGTAAGACGTCAGCCCCGAGGATTGCCCGATCCACGCTCCGCGATGCACCAGCGTTCCGGCGATTTCGATCACTGCGATGCCCTCGACCACCGCGAAGGGCTGGCTTCCATTGCGCTGATGGCGCTGGGCGAGGTCGTTGCCAAAGAGCGAAGCGCGGGCGGGCATCTTGGCTTCGACCTGATCTGCCGTATCCACCTCCAGCCCTTGGAAGGTGATGTCCTGGCCGGTGATGCGCGGCCCCAGCCCCGAGAGGAACGCCAGTGCCTTGGCAGGGTCCACCATCAGCGGCGTGTTGAAGGCGCGCTGGGCGATCTGGGCGTGGTGCATCACGGTTCATCCTTGGGGTCGGGCTCTTCTTCAGTATCTTCTGGCGCATCGTCATGATCGCCATTGGCCGGATCGTCATCCTTCGTGGCCCCATGGCTCGGCCCCTGCGCGGGCGACCCCGGTCGCCGGAAATCGAGGCCCAGCGCCAGTTCGCGTTTGCGCTCTGCGGCAATCTCGCGGTCGACCTGTTCGGCGTCATAGCCGCGCTCGGAAATGGCCTGCGTGCGGGATTTGAGGCCCGCTTCGATCTGCAGAATCTCGGCCGAGGCGTCCTTCATCGGATCGACCCAGTCCCATTTGGTCGGCAGCCAGGCGCAAGCCTGATACTGCCGCCGCTGGCTGTCGTAGCCGGGCAGATACAGCGCGCCCGAGAGTACGGCGGTATCCATCCAGCGGGTCCAGACCGCGCGGCCCATCTGGTAGACCATCACACTGTGCTGGAAGGCCGAGATGCGGCGGCGGAACTCGATGAGCGATATCCGCGTATTGGAGAAGTTGCCCTTGGCCGTATCGCCGGTCAGATAGCCATAGGGGATGCCGAGCGCCGCTGCGATTTGCAGCAAGGTGCGGTACTGGAACGGCTCATAGGTGCCACCGGAATCCGGCGTCGCTGGGGTGGACACGTCTTCACCGGGATCAAGGCGCACCACCTGGCCGGGCTCGACCTCCAGATCCTCTTCCGTCGGTTCCAGCGGAGTTTCAGGGGCGGGCGAGGTGATGAACATCGCGAACATCGCCGCGATCTTTTTGCGCTCCAACTCGGCATCGTCGTAGAGATCCAGCGTGAACAGCTTGACGATCGCAGCGGAAAATCGCGATACGCCGCGCAGCTGCCCGGCCTCGACCGGGTCCAATACATGGATCACTTCGGACGCAGGCACCCGTGTCGTCTCGCCCGCCAACCCCGGATCGGTCAAATCTCCGGGATGACGGCGCAGGAAGTGATAGGCGACGCGGCGACCGATGCCGTCGAACTCAATCCCCTGCCGGATCAGGCCAACGCCGGGCAATTCGCGGCTCATGTCGAGCGGCAGCATTTCCGCAGGCAGCATCTGCAATTGCAGCGGCACGGTCAGACCGTCCTCGGCCCGGCGCGGCCGGATCCGGATGAACACCTCGCCCGCGAGATAGACCTCGCGCGCGGCGCGGCGCTGCAGCCCGTAGAAATCGGTCAGTCCTTCGACATCTGCATCATCGGTCCAGGCCAGCCACAGCGCCTGCAGCTCTTCCTTCTTTGCGGCATCGGCAATGGTGGACGAAGGCTTGATGCCATCGCCGACCACATTGCTGGCGAAGGATTCCACCGCATTGGCAGCATAGCCATTGTTGCGCACCAACCAGCGGGCGCGGGCGGTGATCGTGTCGCCCGAGGCGGCGATCAGGGTGTTCACGTGGGCGCGGCTGGCCCGGAAACCCCGCAGCCGCCGGTGGGCCTGCGCCGCGTCAAACCCGCCGATAATGCTGCCGATGCGCTGGCGAAAGGCTTCAAACGCCATGGGTTACAGACCCTTTGAGGCGACAGCGCCCCAGCGCCGACGTCGCGGGGTGCCGGAAATGGCCGTGGCAATCCGACCTTCCAGATCGGCAATGGCATTCGCCAGTTCGACGTCCGAGCCATAGGCGATGGTCTTGCCGTCATAGCTGACCGACCGGACGCCCGCGTAGCGTGCCTCCTGCAGTGCGGTCAGAAGCGCGCGCATCCGTTCCAGATCCATCTCAGTCCCTCATAAAGTTTGGTGTGTAGACCCGGCGTTTGCGCCGTGGCGTTGTCGGTGTCCCGGCCGTCGGCGTGGCAGGCGTTGTGGGTTCGGACGGCGTGTCCGTTTGCCGCGCCGGTCGGGTTTCTACACCGGCCTGTTCTTCAAGCCTGCGCCACGTCGCCTCGTCCCAGCGATCCACCCCAAGGATCCATGTCGCCGCGCGGGCATAGACCCGGCAATCCAGCGCCTCGTTGCGCTCGCGCATCTTCTGCCATTCGGGATGGGCATAGCCGCGCTTGTTGCGCACGGTGACCAGCTGCTCTGCCACCAGCTGCTTCAGCCATTCCGTGTCGATCCAGTCGGGCAGATGGACGGTGCCCGGCGCGTCACAGACGCCCAGCGCGCGATCCTCGTCCGAGGGGCGCTCGAGCCGCAGGAAGCGATAGGTCTCTGTCTTGAATGTGGCGGTGGCGATCGACCACAGCCGTGCGCCGCGGCGCAAACGCTTGCCGCCGATGGTGGCGTCGACAAAGGTCGGGCCAGACACTGGCGTGGCGCGATTGAAGCCTTCCAGCCCCTTGATTGGCGAGACCTGCTCGAAGCCCTGCGCCCGCGCCCATGCGTAAACCGCGGCGGCTTCATAGCCGGTGTCGATCGCCAGTTTGGCAATCACCATCACAGCGCCGTTGGCATGGGTCCAGGTGCGGCCCAGCAAGGCGGTCAGCTTGTCCCAGCAGTCCGGATCGTCGGGACCGCCCGCGATGACGATGTGATCGATCAGCCAGCTTTCCAGCCCGCGTCCCCAGGCCCAAACATCGACCTCGATCCGGTCCTTCTGCACATCCACGCCCGCGGTCAGGAACAGCCCGCCTTCCGGAATCTGCGCCCCGAAGGTTTCGCGGCGTTCCGCCAGCCGCTGCCATTCCGGCGCATCGCCCGACTCAACCCATGTCTCGCCCAGCAGGGTGTTGCGCGCCGCGCGCAGCATCTCTTCCGAGCCCTGCGCCGCCAGCCAGTCCCGGGCGATCTGCGCCCAGCTTTTCCAGCCCAGCGGCGAATAGAGTGCCGAGAGGTGGAAGCCGATGGAATGCGGATCGGCGGACACCGCCGTTGCCCGCCATTCGCCACGCTCCAGCATTTGCGTCTTGTGATGCTCGGCAATGGGCTTCTCACAACCTTCGCAGTGGTATGCCGCCGTGTCGGGCCGCCCCTTGTCCCAGCGCAGCCTTTCAAACTGCAGCCACTGCATCGCCCCGCAATGTGGACAGGGCACGAAATACCGCCGCTGGTCGCTCGCTTCGAACTCGCGTTCAATCCGGCTCAACCCCCGGATGGTTGGCGTCGAGACCATGAACACCTTGCGCCGGTGCGAGAACGTGGTCGTCCGCGCTTCGGCCAGCGTGACCGGATCACCTTCCTCGTCGGCGGAAGCCGGATAGGCGTCGACCTCATCGAGAAAGATGTAGCGCGCGGGCATCGACCGCAGGCCTGTGGCCGAGTTCGCACCAGTCAGCACCAGGATCCCGCCGGGGAATTCCTTGGACAGCATCGAGTTGCCCGCATCGCGCGACCGCGCCGGGTTCACCCGTTCCCGAAGTGCCGGGCTGTCAGCAATTAGAGGGTCCAGCCGCCCGCGCGACGACCGCTTGGCCATTTCCACCGTCGGCAGCACCGCCAGCATCGGTCCCGGCGCGTGGTGGATCACGAAGCCGATCCAGTTGTTGCCCGCCTCGGTGGCGCCAACCTGCGCGGCCTTCATGAAGCTGATCCGCTGCGCCGGGTGGCGCGGCGACAGGGCATCCATGATTTCAC